ATTTACCACGAAACGAGGTACTTGTGTACGGATTACAAGCATGATGCATAAACCTTCCGTACTTTTTAGGTTTATAAAAAGCAGACTGACCTTCTTTAAAAAATCTATCTACTGTTGCCATTACGTAATATCCACTACTTCACAGCTATCGCCTGAACACGCAAGTGTCTGCGACCCAACTGTGTTATCATCTTTTTCATACTTTGTCAATTCTGTCCAATCTATTTCTGTTGGCATAGTTTTAACCAAGTCATTGTATTGTTCTTTAGAACATTCTTGATATGGTGCTTGTTGATATACATGTTCACTTCTTGGTAGAAAAGAAAGACCTGATGCAATATTAAAGTTTTTATATATCCAGTCTCCTACTTCTAACCATTCTTCTGCACCCACTGATACAGTAATAGATGGTTTGTGTTCACACCAATTATCAGCATATATTTTCCAAAACTCTAATTGTTCAAGAGCAGTCATATCACTACTTGTTACACAACCTTCAGGTGATTTAATAGCAAAACTAAATACAGCGTTGTTATTGTTCCACAAATCTGTTTCCCAAGGTATGTTCTTTTCCATCATAAATTGTGTGATTGGGTCTTTTTTATCACCACGAACAGTTCTAATATAATATTGACTGTGTCGTGCATGAATACCTGATGCAGCATCTGTGAGTTGTGAAACTGTACCACTTGGCTTAACACAAGTTATAGCAGTAGATTGATTTATGCCTAGTGTTTCGGCAAATTCTTTGTTTGTATCAACGGCAACTGCACGCAACTCTTTTAGAACTTCGTCTAAGTTTCCTATTTCACGACCATTCATAATACTATTATCCATAATACCAGTTAATGATACACCAAGAAGTCTTTCTTCTTCTGTATTCTTTTTCCATATCTTTCTTAAATATGGAAAGTTTGTGAGTGTTGATTGGAAAGTGCCAAGTATAGTAGCTAGTTCTACTTTCTTTGATATATCATCTATACTGTCGTCGCCTCTTACAATAACTTCAGATAAATTACAAAACTGATAAGGACGCAGTATTATTTCTGAACAAGGGTTTGTACCAAAATCCCAAGTGCTATCTCTTCTGCCATTCTCTTGAGCTTTGTTTTGTGCCGCACCTCTGTAAAACATACCACGTTCGCCAGTGCCTGACTCTGCTAAAGAAAGCCACTCTCTCATAAATGTTTTCATGTCAGGCTTTTCTGTATAAGCTACAGAATTATTAGACATTTGTCGTTGTGGTTGTAATTTATAAAACTCACCAGTTTTTGCATGACGCATTCTGTCATCAGATAAATTAGATAAACTAATCATAGCAGACCTTCTTACACCACCTGATACAACTACTTCACCAACCTTACACATAATATCATGACATTCTAAACTAGATAACTTTCTACCACTTGCATTTTTAAATGTCATTACAATAAAATTAAACAAACTTTCTAAAGGTGCAGGACCTGATGCACGACCACCAAATGTTTTAAGTATAGAACCTGCAGGACGTACACGACTTAAATCCCAATTTGGTATTTCGCCAGACCATAGTAAAGCTAATAATTTACGTAATGATTTTGCCCAACCTTCTTTGCTATCGCTAACTATAATAGTTTCTTCTGCTCTAAACAGTTGTTCCGGCACTTCGGGCAACTTGTCAACATAGTTTCTTTCAACAGAAAAACCAACACCTGTGCCACACATCAATATATACATAGCTTCATCAAATGACTTAGGGTCATCTACGGGAAGGTATGAACAGTTATATCCTGCAGTATTGTCTCTTTCTAAAGCTTTACCTGCAGTCATAACACAACGCATAGATGGCATAATATCTTGTTTTACAATAGCTTCATATAACTGATGATACAGTTTATTATCTATTTTGTAGCCATGCTTTTCCATAAGATGAGCACTCATAAATGCCATATAACGACTAATAGTTTCATCCCATTCTTCACGCCTATTTTCGCTATCTATCCAACGAGCATAGCGAGATTTGTGAATAAATTGTTGATAATATGTTGGGAGATTTGTTATATTCATTTTGCTACCTTTACTGTTACATCTTTTGTTTTTACGCCTGATATTTCGTGTAATAAATCTATTAGTATATCTTCCAAAATATATGGCAGTTCTTCTTTGTCAAGAACAAATTCTTCTGTTTCTACATCTGCTATAATCTTAATAACAACTTTATCTGTGTTCTTTTGCATGTTGAGTTACTTCTATAAGCCTCTTTAGATACCATTCGGCTTTCTGTAAATCTTCTACAGGTGTACCTTTATATCGGTATCGCCACAAGTATTTCATAATTACACCTTGTAAATAATACTCGTAACCTTCTCCTGTAGCTTCTTTAATAGCGTCTATGCACTCTAATTTAGATACAGTATAATGAGGGGGACTGTTTACAGCATCTTTACCATTGCTGTACAATTCTAATTGTTCTGCCATAGTTTCTCTCTAATGAACTGTTATTGTTGATTCTGAGTCTTCAAAACTCTGTCTTCCATAGTCAAGCACGGAAGATAAGTCTGTTGTTACATGATAAGCCATTCCTCGTGTAAGTAAAGCGTAAAATGCAATGTCTGATGCAGTTAGTTTTTTTCTATCCATATTATGATAAACTTCTACTATAAAGCCGCCTTCAAGATTTTTATCATGACGTATAACAACAGCAGAGTCACCTGATTTTAAATCTATAGTTTCTTTTTCTGACATAATGTCATCTCCATAAAGTGTTCTGCATCTACAATAGCCAAAGGCTTTTGTCTATTCATCTTTATAATTACAAGTGGCTCGCCCCCATTTGTATGGTCTATGGCTTGCTCATAGTAATTATAAATTGTCTTTGTTCTTTCTGTATTCTTACATTCAATATCGTAAGGAAAAAATTTTTGTGCTAAACTAGATAACTGAACATCAACCCCATTTACTCCCATAGGTGTTGACTTAACATCTAAAGAAGATAATGAAGGAAATAAAGCTAATATTTTATCTACTACCCATGTTTGTAATTTTCTACCTTTTGCTTTTGCTGACCTCGGTGACATAGGTTTCTTTTTAACTACATAGTTTAAATTTTTTTTACGTTGCAGTTTTACAAACTTTTGCACTCGTGTCATTGTACATTCTCTTCCATCCATTTAGGGTCAATTTTAGTATACCAAGTCCATTTAGGATTTTTACCTTTGCTTGGCAACTGTCTTCTAAATTCAAGATTGTCCCAACAATCATGTTTGTATGGACAATAACTGCATTCAATACCTAATGTACGGTTGCCCGTTGGTTTAGAATAATATACTTCTTCAACATCTGTGAAACATCTTTCAAAAGGTTTTTCATCTAACAAAGCTACACTAGTATTATATATCTTTGAATAAACTTCTTTCTTTTCTTCATCAGTATGTTTTGAATCAGTAAAAACTATTTCACCAGTTGTTTTATTTATGGCAATCCAACCTTTAAATGGTTTGTTAGCCGCCATACCATAACCATGCCCTTGTGAAATATAGCCAAAAGAATCTGATTGTTTTATTTTATCATAGCCGTTATCGGCATTAAATTTAGTTGTAAATGAAAAAGGCGACACACTCTTTATATCATATATACCGTCATCAAGTTCAATATCGTATTCGCCTTCAATTTGTCTGTCACCAACACCCAAAGATACTTTTTGATGTTGTGACTTAACTTCTATTTTAGCAGCTTTGAGTAAGACAATTACAAGAGCCTCAAGCATATCTCCTATAATCATTCTTACAATAAAATCATGTGATGGCTTCTCCGGCTCAACACCTTTTGCCTGCATTTGTAGCTGACACAAGGGTTTGCCCACATTACTCATGCGAAGCCTAAAGTCTTCTTTTTTTCTTGTAAAATGTTTTTCTAAAGCTTTTCTAGATAAATCTGCAAACTCGTCAAATAAATAGGAAGGCATTTCTGCCTTCCCATCTAACACATTAACCAAGTAGGAGATTAGTGAAGCTTCTTTTACGTTCATTTACTAAAATCAGGTAAATCATCATTTAACGCATCATCTATGTCAATGACTTCACCTTGTCCGTTAGGGGTTGAACCAGCTTTTTTCATCAACGCTTTATCATACGCTTTCATGATATCCTTATTTTCGTTATCAACGTACTCGCAAAATAGCTTCAGTAAGTTATTATCTTCTTCACCAAAAGAAAGTGGACCTTCACTAACTTCAAAGTTGCTAACATAATAAATTACTCCACCATTTTTCTTTTTTTCAAGACCACTTTTTAACTTGTAAAAGATAAAAGGTTTCTTCTGAGCAGAAAGTGAGTCCATGGCATCAGAGATGGTCATAAAATTACTTCCTCTAGCTCTCCATAGACAAGGAAGGTTAGAAGCTTCAACTTTCTCCCCATCTACGTTCACGGCATCCTTGAGTGTTACCCTACCGAATAACATTCTAAAACACCGAATACTTTTTTGTTTGAGTGCTTGTTCAGCATTCAATCCTTCTCGTTGTGAGTAAGGAACAGAACCACAACGCATTGTGCCTAACATGTCAGGAACTTCTGTTTGTGGATACAAATTTTGTGCAAGAATAGATTTATTAGCCATTTCTTCAGCATCTTCGTCCCAATGGGTATATTGGTATCGCTGTAGAAATACTTGAAATTCTATTTCTTTAGAGAATATAGCACCATGTTCAGGTGTAGCGATAGTCCAGTAGCCAACAGGCAACTGCTTTTCGTTATCATCTTCCGTATTATAATTAATACGCAGGAAAGCTAAGCTATCGCCAGTATTTGTTGCTTTAGGCTCATCTTGTCCTATAATAGATGCTATTTGTTCAAAGTTTACGTCTGTATTTATTGTAGGTAATGTTTGTGATGTCATTTTTGACTCCTTCTTCTAGAACACACTTTTTACTATATCTTGAACCCTATGTCAAGTTATAATTCTTCATATTTAACCAATTATTTCCAATCTCTAAATCAACCTCTAGTGGAACAGACCATTTTACGTTGTATAACTCTTCAAATTTTTGTGAAACTTGAGTCATTGAATCATACATCATGTTCGCCACTTGTAATTCTTCTCCGGGATATATGTCGACGACAACCGAGTCATGGACCGTATTAATAATAAGAGATTTGCTCTTGCTAGTTTTAAGTTTATTATATAAATCCACCAATGCAAGTGGAACAATACAGCCCCCTGCAACTCCCTGTACGGGGTAGTTCTTAATAGATGGTGCATTTGTTGCCGCACCACTAGAAAGCCTTTTAGTATCAGGAAAAGCAAACTGTTGACCAGTATATAACCTAACAATACCATGTGAAATAGCTTCAGTTTGTAAATCTGCATGCCATGCTCCAAGTTTAGGATACTTTTCCACAAAAGCCTTGTAGTATGCCATCTCACGTGGCGTGCCCGAAAACCCTCCGTACAAGGGCTTAAAAGTATGTGCCTTCGCTGCAGTTCGCTCTTCTTTAGTAACGTCAGCTTCAGCCTTGTCAAATATAATTGATGCTGTGTATTTGTGAACATCTTGCCCTTCCAATATGTCTTTAATCATTTTTTCGTCGCCACATAGTTGTGCGGCTACTCTAAATTCTAGTTGACTATAGTCAGCTTGTAATATTTTACCATTCTTAAACCTTGATACAACTACAGAACGAACAGGAAAAGTAGAGCCTCTAGGTTGATTTTGAAAGTTTGGGTCAGATGATGATAGCCTAGTTGTTCTTGTAACACATTGATTAAATTTAGGGTGTAATAATAAATTACTACGTGTATTTCTTTCTATGCCACCTACAAAACTAGACAGATAAACGTCAACTGCATTTAGCCTAACTGCAGATGTCAAAAATTTGACAGCCTTGTCATTGCCATTATGTTTAGCTACACCTAATAATCTTATCAACGTAGTCTTATCTGTTGCAAAACCATTTGCCGATACATCTAAAACATCTCTTGGGTTCATGTGAAG